GAAAGAAAACTTAGTCGGTTTTAAGATAACATTGTCAGTTCCAGCTGCATGGGTCATTGCAGCACCAACATAATTTTCCCTATTTACAAATAATCTAGAAAAATTAGTATCTATTCCAGTAACAACAAATTTTTCTGTGCCTATTCCAATATTATCACTTGGAGTAAATCCTCTTGTGTCAGTTACAAATATATGTGTGCTTACACCAGTAATAGTTACGTTGTTTAAGAATGTTGTTAAGCCTACACTTCTGTTAACAACACTTACTTTTCTAAGACCATTAAATTCAGTAAATTGGGATGTGTTTATACCACTTATAGAAATAGTCTCTCCATTGAGAATATTATGTGGTTCTGTAGTGACACCAATTATTTCTTTTTTGTTTAATCTTACTCTAGTATTGACAAATGTAGATATTCCTATCTCTACAGTATCAATATCTTTACCTAGAACATCACTTACAACAATGTTAGCACCAGAACCATTTGTTCCTGTAGCATCTAGAGTTAGTGTGTCATTTACTCTGTATCCATCTCCTCTAGAGAAAATAGTTACGGAGGTGATGCCAGCACTTCTAGTTTTAGTGACTTCAAACTCTTGTTTTAATGCATCTTTAACATCATCAATAAGTTCATAATCAGAATTACCAAACGAGAGATAATATGGTGATATATTTCTAGTAAGGTTTCTAGAAATAATATCAATATCCTGATTGAAGAAAGTTACGAAATTTTCTTCTATCGGAGTGTCCTTAAAGCTACTTCCAAGAAGATATGGATATTTTGGTTTAGCAACACCACTTGAGTCAATATCAACACTATAGAAGTATGCATATGTCCCATCAGGGAACTGTGGTGTTACACAATACCTTCCACCGAACTCGTCTAGGTCGCCAGAGTTGTCAAAGAGGTAATCATTAACAAAGTATCCAAATGCAAAGCCAGGTGGTCTTATACCCGATAATAAAGCGGTGTTAAGAATATATCCCGACTGCAATCTCCTGATAGCACCTCCAATAGCAGTTTGATATCCATACGGGCCATAAATTGGATTACCGTCATACGCAAATCCTAGTATGGGTGAGTGGAAGGCATTAGGTGTTTCTAAATTACCAGCATCTATGTTATCTCCAAGTTGATATCTCAACTTTTGTGGAGGATACATGCCTATTGTTTGTAGCTGATATTCTGGGTTTGTGCTTGGTTTTGTAAGTATTGAATCTTCTACGTTAATAATACTATCATTCTTCTCAACTTGATTGATCTTCCATTCACGGACATTAGCAATAAACTTAGCAGATTTACCTCTGTTACGAAGATCGAGTGTGGTATCACTATTACCATAACCAACACCACCATCAAGTATTTGTACACCAGTAATTCTATCACCAGTAATTACAGGTCTAATGTCAGCAAAGTTTCCTGTAGGACTGAATATGTTTATGTCTGAGTCTTGCCTGTATCCTTTACCAGTAGCAAGAATTTGAACATCAACTATAGAACCATCAATGATAATTGGTTTCAGTAAAGCTTGGAATACAACAGTAGAAATACCAACATCTGGCCTTCTATGGAAATCCATGATGTTAGTACAACCATAACCAATACCACCTTCTTCTAAGTAAACATTGTCTATAGATCCTAAAACCAATGGATCTATTTCTGGTTTTATAACAGTCGTGCTACCAATAGCAGATAAACTTTCAATCTTTACTACTATAGGTGGATACTTTATAGTATGTTTACCACTACCCAAACCACGAATTACAACGGTTTTATTTTTGTTATAATTCGTAAGATTTCTTTGTGAGGAAACTCCAACATCACATAATCTGAATCTGTTAGTGTCAATAACTTTTATAGCATATTGAGTTGTTGTGGACAATCCACTTGCCACTGTTCCTGTTGTAGAGTATTCAACAATTTCACCATTTTGGAAATGGTGGTCGTATGCAAGCACATAATCATCAGATGTGCTTATACCAGATTGAACATCACCATTTACAGGTCTTGCTGGCACAATTACTTTTCTATTTGAATATCCAGAACCAGATTCTTTTACATAGATTTTTGTAATTGTATTTTTTGCTTCTAGAGAAGTAAACTTATGAAAACCAAAACTTATATTTCCAATGTTAACGGTATTGATACCTGTTTTTGCATCCTCTGGTGTAACGTGTAATTTTATTGTCTTTTCATCTACAACACTGGCATAGTAAGTAGATCCACTAACAACGTTTACAATAGGAGTATTTCCTCTAGCATCATAAACTATGCCTTCACCTACTTCAAAATTATGTCTCTCTTGGAAGGTAACAGTTTCAGCAGTGGTATTGACAGAAGATCCGTCGGCTTTAAAATTGGCAACAATAGCACCTCTAACAAGATTAGATTCTAGAACAGCACCAGATCCATTACCACCTTCTACGGTAATCTTTGGTTTCTCTTGATATCCAATACCAGGCGTTACTAATTTAATTTCTTTAAAAGATCCTACTATGTTGGCATGAGCAATCGCACCAGTTCCTTGAGCATCATTGATAACCACAGGAGGGCCTGATATAACATCGTAATTTGTGCCTGGGTTAGTTACTTTTATTTCAGTAATGTTGCCATGGAATATCTGTTCATCAAAAACTGTAGGAGGAAACAACTCCACACCATTAGCCATTAGACCTATTGGTCTATTGTTTACTGTTCTCTTATTAGGATCATCAAAGAAGTTAGAAGTTCTCTTGAATGGATACTTCCTAATTATTTTTTGGTTCTTAAGAGTCTTATTTTCCCAACCAGATTTGTATATGAACTGACCAGTAGTTCCTACTCTAACACCAATGTACTTTTGAGCAAATACGTCAGCACCACTGAATGAAAGGTAAAACTCAGTTTGGTTGATTGCAGTTACAAAGTAAACACCAGTATTGATTCCACTATTTGTTGTATTATCCCAATAAATCTTATCACCAGTTACATAATTGTGTGGAAGAGGTGGTGGCGATGTCAGAGTGACGTTGGCAGCGTCAAAAGACTGAATAGTATAAGTAAACCCGCCACCGAAGAGAGGATTGCCGTCAGACCCTGTGGCTTCTACTGTGCTTGTCTTTACAAAGACCTTATTATCTGTGGCAAAGATAGGATAGTTAGGTAGACCAGCTGAAGTGACATAGAAAAACTCTTCATTCTTGTCTAAGTAACTATTTTGAATACCAACAGGAAAATTAGCAACTTCTGTAAAGTAATTGGAGTTATGAGATGCTTTAGTAACAGTTTTAGTAATTACGGACGCATTTACAGGAATACCACCAGTTGCTTGCACAACTATGGTATTTGAATAAATTTGTTCTACGTTTGTTGACGCATATTCAATTTCTTTGACTCTTATTTCAGATGTATCGCCATTATCATTTTTTATAATTAAAACTTCGTCAATATAAAAAACACAGGAGTCAAATATGTTAATTCTGTAAGTATTGACGTTTACCTGACTAACATTTGAAATATCATGACTTGATGGAATGTTGTATATCCAATTATTGAATTTTGGATCATCTCCCAAGTCTTTACCAAAAGAAAGCAACTTGAGATTGTCCCCAATTTGCATATTTGTAGATTTACTTGTATCTACTTCATCAATTACGTTTACAAGTCTGAATTGAAGTAAAGATGTTTGCCCAAATCCAGCATATGCGTATGCTAACTTATTTTCAAGTATATCTGCACCAAAAACTAGAGAAGTCGTAATACCAGTGACTCCTAAGAACTGATTTATCGTTTTATCGGTATATCTTAGTGTTATGAAGTTTTCACCAACTCTTGGCTTAACTAAAAGAGTACCACTTTGTCCAAATCCTACTGTAGAGTCAACAACTAGAGTCTCAGCGGTTGTTGGTGTCTCTTCTAAAGCTTTGGTTTTACCAGGCACTTGGAATGATCCATCAAATGATGTTGAGTCAAGTGATATCTCGTAAAAATCAGTTTGATTGATTGGTCGATACTCTACATTGTAAATTGAAGCACTCGCAGTTCCAATTCCAGCAATATCTTGATATAAAAAGTTACCAACTGTCTCTAATGGTTGCCCACCAAACAAGTTTTCAACAAGAACGTGTTTAGTTTTAAAATATACGTTGTCTGAAGGTACAATCGTATTCTCGATTGGTTTGATAATCTCAATATCTTCACCATACAACAATTTGAAGAGAATCTGATATGAAGAGTCAGTTCCCTTCGACATATAGAAGTCTTTTGCTCTGGTAAGAATGTTAGTGACAGATGTACCACTTACAAAATTTCTATTTTCAAAGCCAGGAAGAAATTCTGTTTTAAACTTGGTGAAGAAAGTCTGTAAGAACAGATTACTTAAGTTTATTACTGTTGCACCAGTTAAATGGACTTCAGCATTGGTTTCTATAAAACTAAGAAACTCCGCAGCATCTTCTCTTGATATTTGATCGATACCACTGAACCCTCTAGCACATCCAATAAACTCTGTAGCAGTTTTAGCTGTGTATGTGATAATCTCATTGTCTATCTTCAACAAACCATAGGTATCAGGCCAACCAGTGGTAGATTCCACTTGTATTGTTGTGTCACCAGCATAAACATTTAATGTAGTTGTTGTAGAAGGTACTAAACTCTCATTATTGAAAGCACTAATCTGCCGATACTCCGCCAAATTATTGGCCAAATCAGCCAGACCAGATTGATGCTCCTGAGACTGATAATACTGATCTAAAAACTTGACAAATAAAGGAGATTCCTGAACGAGGAATTCAGGAATCTGTGATTCTATCACATGAGAGATTTTGACTCTTTTGATATCGGTCATTTATCTTGTATAGATTGATTCGCTAGCGTAACTAGAAGTTGTGACGTATGATGTTGCAGATGTATTTTCTCCAGAGGAAACAACATCAGGTAAAGCTTTAACTGTGCTGTTTGAAACATCTAATTGTAAATACAAATCTTTCAGAGCGATGATATCGTTGGAATCGGGTATTGCTTCAACTTCAATAAGCCCACTTTCCAACATTGCACCTGTTATATTTACCACATCTAAATTAATCTCTCCGTGAACGTAATCTACAGTTCCAGCATCATTCTTAACGATTAGTGGGAGGTTATTAACGAGTTTGAAGAATACTAATTTACCAACAGTCGTCCCAGCGGTAGGGATGTCGCCCAAATATAAAGTTCCATCAATACCACTGACCGTAAATCCACTAGATCGTATGCCATATCCATTTGGTTGGTCGTAAAAGGCATTTCCGTAGCAAAGTTCATAAGTTGCAAAAGTATTTAACTCAGGAGTGATATCTCTCCTCATTTTTACTCTTGTTATATTGGAAGTAACACCTCGAGCAGAGTCGTCAATCAATCCAATAATTTTACTGTACTTGAATCTACCACCAAAAGCATTAATATCGGATGAGTTAGAATATGTTGTTAATGTTCTAGTAACAGAACTGATTAATTCAGATGCATCTGATGTTGCGTTTGTATTATAGTAAACAGAAGTATCTAATTCCACATACAAATACTTTAAATCAATAATTTCTGGTTTGATACCAGCAATTGAATATTGTTTGAGTTGCCTAGAAATATCGTCCTTTGTAATCTGTGAAAGGAAAGAACCATTCTTCGGTTTTATTGAAATAAAGACTTTTCCATACTCAGGTGGATCTAACTCCTCTCCGCCATAGGCAGTCACTGATTCGACGTTAGGATATACGAATGGAATTATACCTGTGTAGTCATTGGCGGTCACTGCACGGTATTGTGACGAGTATATACGAGGTGCTAGATATTTGATCGAACTAACATCTTCAATATTGTCTCCCATATCAGCTTTTTGCTGAGTTGTGAGGATTGAGATGCCTTCAGTAACAGTTCTATCAGTATCATCTTTCAAAATACCAACAAATGAGAAATTTTTAGCTCCATTTCCCAATTTTCCGTTAGTTACAATATAAGTTACAGTAATTACTCCACCAGCAGGCGGTTTTTTACCAATAATTCCGTCACCAAACAAAATTTCGTATTGTTCATCTTCAATTTCTTGAATTAGGAACAATTTAGAGGTTGAATCTACCTTTAAAATGTTGTTGTAGAGCGTATAAGTCTCATTTGTGGTAGAAGAGATCGTAACACGGATAGAAGTTGTGTCAACATTCGCATTTGGAATGATAAATCTCTGGTTTGGTTGTGAATAATCAATTTGAAATTGCTTTTGGAGGTAAATTCCTTCATAAATTTTCAATCTACTGAAATTTGCAAAATTATTTGCTCCAGTTGTTGCAACAAAGTCGTCTGGAATGGAAAAAATGTAGTTACTTCCTGTTTGATTACCGACGGCAACCTGTCCAGCCTTCAAAGTTAGAATTTTTGTGTCATTATCACCTAAGTCTACACTAAAATCAACAATAGCTTGAGCAGATCTTGATGATCTGGGAACGTAACCAATGTTTCTAGCAAGAGAAACCACATTTTCACGCAATGTAGCGCTGTCAAGGAAGCACTCATTGACTGCCATGTTGGTATTGTAAGCAGTAATGTAACTATTATACGCTAAAAGGTCAATTAGAGTAGAAAAGTTTGATCCTTCAAAGTCAAAATCAGCAAAATCACTGTTTACTCTGAGGTAATCTTTAATTTGGTTTCTTAGATCAGCAAAATCTAAGTTTGTAAACTGGTTAAATGACATTATACTCTAGTTGATTGAAGAATAAATTCTATATTTTGTTGAGGAAACTGCAATCCAGTAATAATGTAAGAAATTCTGACGTTCATATCAGTTGAATCCAAGTCATATGAGCAAACTACGTCAACATTTTTGATTCTAGGTTCGTAGTTTTCAAGTAAAAGCAGTATATCGTCTTCCAAAACTGCGGCAGTGTCGCTATCTTGTTGCTCAAATAGGGAATCTTCAAGAGGACTACCCAATAATTTTTGATAAAATCTTTCACCGACTCTTGTTCTTACCAAATTAGTTACAGATCGCTTAATTGCATCCTCATTTACAAAGACACCAATGTCATCTGTCACAGGATGGCGACTAAAAGACAAACTGATATCTTTGAAAGGAGTTTTATTGACAAGTTTACGATCTACTTTTGCCATTATTCACTTAAATTTTGTTTTCTTTTCTCGTCATTAGCGTCATCACCAACAACTTCACGCAAAATTGTCTCATCATCTTCTGGTTTTTCGATAAAACCATCTTTAAAACCGCCAAATGGTGTGTTTTTTAACTTCATTATGAGCAAATATACTAATTCAAATCTATTTAGACACAAAAAAAGACCTTTTGGTGAATCACCTCAAGGTCTTTGAATGTTTTTTTGTGGTTTTTTATCCAGCAGCAAGTGGAGATTGACTAGAATTACTGTTAGCGGCAGCCTTTTTGCGTGCTTGAGCGCTCACATCATACTGTCCTTTTACCTCGCCACCTTTAAAACCAGCACTTTCTACGTTATGGGGAGCTAATTTTGGATCTGAATCTGCCATCTTTAACCTTTTTCTTTTTATTTATCG